AACAAGGGTTTGTTCCAAAGTCAAAATCAACATCCCGACGATCATTACGTGCAGCCTGCTTCTTTGCAGCTACCCTGGAAAAGATACCCCTCTCGCCACTCTTAGACTCGTAAAGAGCCACCCACTCAGACAAGAAGTGCTCAAAGTCAGGCTTCTCGGTGTACCACGCTGCGTTGATAAAAAAACCCCTTTGCGGGGAATCTACCCACCATTGTCCGTGCTTTGCTCGGCGAAGACGTTCATCACTCAGGTTGCTTAAAGAGATCAGGGCGCTCCTGCGGACTCCACCAACGACAACAATTTGTGCGATTTTGCAGCAGAGGTCATGGCATTCCAAGCTTGTAAGCTTTCTTCCAGCTGCTCCCTTAAAGAGTTCAACTGCGAACCGGAATAAGCTGACAAGAGGCTCTGGACCAGATGCCCTGCCTCCGAAAGTCTTGAGAGGGGCACCTGCAGGACGCACTCCACTGATGTCCCACTTGGGTATTTGGCCTGAGTAGAGTAGCGATACCAGTTCTCTGAATGCTTTGGCCCATCCAATTTTTGAATCCGCGACGTGAATGCTGGTGTTTGTGTCATAAAAAGATTCTGCTACCTCTGGGAGTTTGTTGATGTATTGTCGTTCAACACTAAAACCTACCCCAGTGCCACACATCAAGATATACATCATCTCATCAAAGGCCCTTGGGCTATCAATGGTGATATAAGAGCAGTTAAATCCTGCTACATTGTCTCGATCAAGCGCTTCACCTGCGGTCATCATGGCACGCATTGAAGGCATCACTTCCATGTTAAAGATAGCTTCAAAAATCTCAGCTTCTTCTTCTTTGGTGATCAGGCCCTTTTGGGTCCAATAGCCCGTGTAGCGTTCTACAGTTTCTTTCCAAGACTCCCTTCGGTTCTGTTCTGGAAGATAACGTGCATAACGGCTTTTATGAATGTACTGCTGATATAGATCCATCAAATATCCTCCCCTCCATTGGCCAGAACAGACATGTGCATCATAAACTTGTGCCTCTCAAAAGCACCCATGATTTCCACAACACTCAGTTGAGGTGTGGTGAGCGTATATACGTGATCGCCTTTCTCAAAAATAATAATACAAGCATCAGGCAAAACGTCATCAAGTTCAGCCTCCTTAAGCAGCTGAGCGACTGTCATCACTTCTTCTTCTTGTTGGTCTTTCTTGCCAAAGTTACCTTGAATGACATGCATCTTTAACGATCTCCTCGACCTTGGATAGTTCCTTCTGCCAGACGCTTTTCAAGCTTGGAGATGTTGGTACGTGCAACATCATTAAAACTAATGTTCATATCATCAAGAACCATTGCCAGGTTCCAAAGGACATCGCCAGCTTCGCTGACCACCTTATTGCGTTCAATAGAAACAGCATCACCACGCAACATAGGCTTGATAAACAGATCAGCAAGCTCAGCAGCTTCAACCATCAGGGAAGCTACAGGATACATACGGTCTTCATAAATAGCAGTCTTGGAAGCAAGACGCTGATAAAGATCAAAGTCAATATATTTATCCATTATATTTGAATACCTCCTCAATAAGTTTATCGAGATACCACCTAGCTTTTTTAAGGTCTTCTAGGCCATTTTTGTATTTGTATCTGTGGAGGTATTTTAACACAGAACCTTCGTAATATGAAGACGCCGTGCTTCCTAATTGCTGCTTGATATAATCAATAGCTTCAATTGATCCTTGGTTATAATGTTTTGGTTTAGAAACTGCATCCCACTCTGAAGGGGTGGCTTTGTCAATGCTCATATGGTGTCCTTCTTGTGTTTTTGTATTATGTTCCAAACCGCTGTTTGAGATATTTTTATTTCTTTTGCTGTTTTATTCATACTTTTTGTTTTTTCATAACTTTTAATAACAGCAGCTTCTAATTCTTCCCTAGAAGAAAAACCTGTTATTGCTAAAATGTGTTTACTGTTAGCAAGAGACAGTTTTTCTTTCCTGGCTTCTGAAAGAGGTTTTCCAAATTGTGGGTGTTTTTCACCCCTATTAGCAAGAGACATCTTTTCTTTCGTTGATTCTGAATGAGGTTTTCCAAATTGTGGGTGTTTTTCACCCCTCCTAGCAAGAGATATCTTTTCTCTAGTTTCTTTAGTGAGGGTTTTACCTCTATTTAAAAGAGACAACTTTTCTCTAGCAGAGTCACTATGATGATCAGGCGGTCTGAACTTAATAGCAGCTATACTTTTGTTGTAGTATAGATACACATCTTCTGTAAGCTTCTCTGCCAAGACGTTTCTTACAGCCTGTTCTTTTATTTCTTCATAGTGAAGATCACCTTTGGTAGAGTGTTGGCTTAGAATAATAAATCTAAACTTATCTTTACCAAACTTCTTGATGTCTGCATTAAGCTCTCTGCTAGACCCTGTATAGTAGTTCCAGTCGCTAGGCTTCCATTGCTCAGGTCGCCACTTATCAGTTGATATATGGCTTGATCTGTTCCTAAAGTTGCCTGTAGCTGCCCAGTATTGCTTCTTGCCTACATACAGCCTGCCGTTTATGGTGTTCTCTATAAGATAGATAAAACCAAAAAAACAGTCGGGGTTAGGCTCAAGACCTCCCCAGTGGTGGTGATTACTCAATTTGCTCATTAGGAATCTCAGGCACATTAGGCTCATTAACTACTTTAACCAGAAACCTGGGGCCATTTGAGTACACAAATCCTCTAACTTCCGGCCAGCAGACTTTCTTAAAGTGACAATAAGAGCACCCAGTGTCCAGTTTCAGGTTGCCTGACTTACCATCAGGAACAGGATCATGGCAGTGCTTGGGTGGTTCTGGTTGCTTGACAACTTGGTTAATGTGCTTAACACGATCTTCAATCGAGTAAGAGATATCCTTGTGGATTGGAGCTTGTGTGTCTTGCTCATCATAAAGCAGATAGGTCAGGTGCCCATTCTGCTTGTCCATAGCCAGCCAGCCATACTTGGTTTCACCCTCTGAGTGTGCATATGCTTTGATCTGAGCCACATAACCAAAGTCATCATCCCAAGCTAGGGTGCCTTCTTTGAACTTCTTAAACCCGTAGGTGCTGGTGGATTTAACGTCAGTCACCACCCCATCAATCTTGCAGTCCATGCTGCCATTGATGTCCCCTACAGTGCATGGGTGCTGCTCATGGGTGACTTGATGCCCTGACATCTTGGTCAGAAACAGCAGCATCTCCTCGATCAGGTGTCCATACATAAATTTAATAAGATTCTCAGGACGATACTTCTGTTTAGCCTTAGAGTGATAGTGGTTCCACAGGTAGCGATCATCACGCCCAATGTTAGAAAGCCTGAGCTTACGTGCATCAAAGCTTTTATTTAGGAACTCCTTACGCATCAGATCCTTGACTGCTTCTCCAAAAGCATCAATCTCTTTTTCTACATCAACCCCAGGCGGTGCCCTTTTTGTCAGGACCAGGGTGTAAATATCTTGTACCAGTTTAAAGATTTTCATATATTACTTGCGGTGCCTTACAAAACGAAGCTTGCGACTCTTAGGGTTGAAGCATAGGATCTGTACACCCAAGGCTTCCTGCTTAAAGGTTCTTTTGAATCCCCATGAAAGCTCAGACGCCTTTGACTTGATGTCGAGAAGATGTACTTTACCATTCTTGATAGCCACAATGTCTACAGGACCAGTGCATCCTGCATTCTTGTAGACTTCAAAGCCGTTATCCCAAAGCCATGTGATGGCATAGTGCTCTGCAAAGTCACCTTCTCTGCTGCTTGAGTTATTCATGTTAGTGTGTCTCGCTCCAATTGTTTCCAATGTGATATTCACCGTCTAAAGGACAATTAAGATTAAAATGCAAGCCTGCTGCTTTGATGCATTCAACTGCTAACCAACCAAACTTTTTAGCATGGTCTGCCCTGACTTCAGTTTGTATTTCATCATGGATATTCCCAACAAACTTAAAATCTAGTTCTTGGAGTTTAGCATACTGATCAAGAATGCATAGTGCCTTTTTCATCACTATGGCACCTGCTGATTGCAGTAAGGTGTTCAAAGCGGCATGTTCTGATCTTATGTGGAGTTTTCTTCTGTCTAACCCAAACAAGTATCCCCTTTGGGATGCTCTTGACACTTGTTCTCTAAGCTCTTTAAGTGCCGGTACGTTGCCTAAGAAAGCTTCTTTTAGCTTCTTTCCTTCCTTTGCCCCTTTGCCCACGATAGACCCAATCTTTTCATCGCCAGCGCCATACAGGAAAGCATAGATAAATGTCTTAGCTTGAGGTCTGGTTTCTAACCCTGCTGCTTTCTGGTTACGTGTATGGATATCACCAGTCAGAAGCTCTGAGGTGTATCCAGGATCATTCATGTAATGTGCAAGCATTCTAAGTTCTAGCCCAGAAGCATCCACACCTACCAATGTGTATTTAGGCTTTGCTATCCAACACTGGCGACACTCTTTACCCCACGGCTTACCGTTAGCAGTCACTTGGGCCATGTTGGGGTTACTGTGTGTCATCCTGCCCGTAACAGCACCGTTGGTCTTTACATCACCATGCACACGCCCATCAGGTTTCACCAGCTCTAACCATGATTCCACCATAGCTATACGCTTCTGGATCATCAGGTACTCTGCGATCATCTGTGCTTCAGGGATCTGAACCCCTTCAAGCACAGTCTCGTCCACCTTGGCCTGTCCTGTCTCTGTAAACTCAGTAGGCTTCCATCCAAAGTGTTGTAGGTAACGCCCGATCTGCTGTCTTGACCCCAGGTTAAACTCAGGCCAGTCAACACGGGTGAAGGCACCTGAGACATCCTTGAATTGATCCCCCATAAACTTAAGACCCACAACAGACAAAGACCCGTCTGCTTTGAATTTAGGTTCTATCTCTTTTACTGAGACTGCTAGGGGTCTGAATCGCTGGTGCACTGATTGCTCTACCTGCATCAGGCGTTCCTTAAGTTGCCCTAAGAACTGAAAGCATTGCCTCTGGTCTAGGAGCCATCCATTTTTGATCTGATCAGAAATAACCCATGCTACCTGGTGTTCAAGCTCGATTGCTTCTTTTGAAGGCTCTTGCTTCATCAGGTACTCATAGGTGGCTTTAGTGACCTGTACGTCTCTTAGGCAATAGTCAATCATCTCCTGAGTGAGTTGAGACCAGTCAGAATGATCACCTTTCGGGAATCCTAGATATTCCCCATAAGCTCTTAGTGAGTGCCCATCTTGCCTTGAGGGGTCTATAAGCCTCCCAAGGACCAAAGTGTCGATCACTCTGTCCCTTGGGATCTCAATACCCCACAGGTCTTTTAAAACAGGGCAGTCAAAAAAGATCCCATTGTGGAACACCCATGTGTCTGACTGGTGCTCTTGAAAGAACTCTAAGAAGGATTCTTTTGTCAGAAACGCTTGACCATTGACACACACAACCCAGATGTGCTTTGGGTTAAGTGAATCTGCTTCAATGTCTGTAAAAAGAATCATTTTAAAACGGAATCACCTCTTGGTCTTCTTCTTGGGGCTCAACTTCGACAAGTCTACCTGTATCCCGCTCATAATACAGCTCACATGCTTTACCAGTCAGTCCTGCAAAGCGATTTTTTAGCACCCTCAATTTGGTGGTGTTTGCTTCTCTGAAGTCTTCTGCCTGCTGGTTGCGCTCTAGTCCTATCACACAATCAGACAGTTGTGCAATAGCAGCAGATCCCCTTAGCTCACTTAGAGACACCTGAGCACCTTCCTCGTGCCCCTTGCTACCCTGGGGCCTACGAAGGTGTGATACTAGGAACATGCCAATGTTTAGTTCTTGTACCAGTGTTCTAAGCTTGGTCATGATTGCATCAATGGCTTTTCTCTCATCACCAATACCTTCCTGAGAAGACACCATGATGCTGATGTGGTCTAGGATGACCCACTTGCAGTCATATGCTTTACACATGTACCGAATGCGGCTATAGACACTTTCATCATCAGCAGACCCAAAGTGCTTCCAAAAGTAGAACCGTGACTGGTCAATTTGTTTGAGCCAATAAATTCTGTCTTCCTTGGTGATCCCTGAGTTGGGCAAATGTAGTGGTTTGTTTGCCAGCAAAGAGGCAATACCAAGCCCTGACCGCTTTGGAACTTCTTCCATGGCGATCACTGCGATGTTGTCAGTGGTTTTTTGATAGAGGTAGAACTCTAATTCTCTGAGCAGTTGGGACTTACCCATACCTGCACCAGATGTGATCGTTACGAGCTCTGCTGGTCTGAAGCCGTAGGTCAGATCGTTAAGACCTTCCCATGGGTAAGGAACAGAATTATCTTCTTGTTCTTCCTCTACTTCTTTGATGATGTCTTCAAAGGTGACAATGCCGTCTGGCTTATGGAGCCTAGAGTCCCACCAGGCGGTCATAAAGTCTGTAATGCAGCCTTCCCGCAGATAGTCACAGGCGTCTTTGAACTCTGCGGCCATCCGCATGATTCTGAGCTTGTGAGGGGAAAAAAGATCCTTTACTGAGTCAATGGCTGCCTTGCCAGCAGCATCATTATCAAAACACAACACAACATTATCATACCCTTCAAGCCACTCTAGCTGCTCTTGAATGTCTTTACGGGCACCGGACGATCCTGTCCGAATAGACACGACATCCCATTTGTTGCCAAACATCTCTGACACGGCCAAGGCATCAAGTTCACCTTCTGTGATTGTGATGTACTTGCCTGACCCTCTACAGATGTTTTGACCAAATAAACCTACTCCTTGTGTTATACCTGAACAGGTAAACTTTTTATTAGCTACATATCTCGTCTTGACCAGTAAGAGGTCACCGCTGAGAGCGTGAAAATAAGGATAATGGTGCTTGTTAATATTTCCACTAGCGTCATATTCTATGGTTACTCCGTATTTTTTACAGGTAGCTTCCGTTATTCTTCGGTCCTTGATTGAACCGACCACACCGGACATTTCCATAGTTATATTATCCATACTTTGGGTGAATTTATCGTAATAATTACAACCAGGTGTAAAACAAAAAGACCCCCCATCATCATAAATAGCAAGATTATCTTTAGAACCACATTTGGGACAATTTGTGTGCTTTAAGAATTTTGCCATCTGTCAATATTTACCACTTTATTAACATCATTAAGTAGCCTATCGAGCTCTAAGAACTTTGCTGGGTTTTTAAGGTCATACCGAATATGCCAGTATATAGCATCAATCTTGCTGTAAGACCAATAAAGATTATTGTGCTTATCCAGAACACAATAGTATTTCTTGTTATTATTCATTTTATTATTTATAAAGTTGTTCTAACTTTTCCCAAAGCTTTTTAAATTTAAATTCGTAATCAACGTATGAGTAGTATTTCATTTAAACCACTCATCTACATAGGAAGGTCTAAGATCGAACTTCTTGCAAAAAGACTCCAGCAGTCTGTAGTCATGATCATCATCACATATAGCATTATGAATGGCAAGATAACCTGCTAGTTGCGCAGGAGCATACGCTTCTGGACCCCAGCCAAACACGCTATAAAGAACATGGCGATAAGATCCTTTATCTACTAGCTCACCTTGATTAATACGTCGAGACACTGCACAAAAAGCAGCCAGCTGCTGCTCTTTTGTTAGCGAGTTCCAATATTCTTCATGTTGCTGTTCAATTTCATTCATGGCGTTATTGAACAATTCGGAGAATTCGTCCCATGCTTTTAAAGTTTGTTCATCGTTGGTCATACACAACCCTCCTCCCTCACTTTGCTTAGTCTTTCCAGCGCATCCAGGATTACGCAAGTTTCCTCGTGTTTTGGGTGTTCAGTTCCCCAATGCTCCCTCGCTTCAGGCATCGTAAAGTATCTGCATCCTGCAATGACTCTATGCTCCCTGTCGGCGCAGGACACATAGCAAAAGGAAAAGCCATCGCTTCTCATGACTCCGTAGACCCGCGCGTTTCCAAAGACCCACGCGTTTCCGCAGACCCGCGCGTTTTCGCAGACCTGCGCGTTTTCGTAGACTTGCGCCTCTCCGCAGACCCGCGCGTTTTCGTAGATCCACGCGTTTCCAAAGACCCGCGCGTTTTCGTAGAC